TTTAATTAGTCGTTTGTTCATTTGTAATTGCTACCTCCATTTCCGCAATTTTTAATAACAGCATTGCGTTGATTTCATCCTGTGTCAGCTCACCGTTCATAACAGACTGAACATATTGTTTCATATCCGACATACTGTTGTATGTTTTCGCCTGTATCTGTGACAGCTGTTCTGATGTCGGCTGTTTAAATGTGATGCTCGTATGCTGAATTTTTGCAATTTCTGTGTCCATATCGAAATTGTCGTCAGTTTCGGCGAATTTGCTGTTTACAACACTGCGTTTAATTCGCAGTATGTCGCTGTCAGTTCGTATTCCGTACACCGTGCCGTCAATTTCAACACCGCGTTCATAAAATTGTGCTGTTCCGTTTTTCATATAAAATTTGTACATAATGACCTCCTTAGCTCCATGCAACCGTATTACCTTCAGCCACACAACCTTCGTCCAGTCGACCTATTGAGCTTGCACTTGTGACATTGCCCGTTACAACCGACGAAGCGTTAGCTTCGATAACGTACAGATTTTCTAATGCGTTTGTTGCCGCAGATAATAGAATCACATTATCACGACAAAATGCCTTGTTTGCATAAAGGATATTATATTCTTTACCTTCTGTACTATCCGTTGTTATAATAGACAGATTTTTAATATAATTGTTTGCGAATGTTGATTCTATACCCAAATCAAAAGCGCAATCACCTTCTTTTACCTTTAAGCCCAAGAATGTATTGTCATTACAGATACTTCTCAATCTGACTGCTATACGCTCGTTCAAATCTAACGAAATAAATACATTATTGGCTGTATTACCTGCCAGTGTAATATTACCGATATCACTACTATTGAAAATATTATGATTACAAAGACTGTTGTTACCGCTGAAATATATTTCCCCTTGTGGTATGGTGTTATCTTCAAATACATTGTTTATAAATATCGACGCTGATACAGACATTAAATATCCCGAATCTGAATTATCGGTAGTCCATATATTTGTAAATTTATTGTTATCTACAAAAACTTTTGTAAATTTCATACATGCACCTATATTGGTTTTTGTTTTTAAGCACCAACCGTCAATAACATTGTTTGTAAATTTTGAACCACTGCACATAATGATATTACCAACGGTACTATCATCTTGATTTACATCATATACTTCGCCTAATACACAATTATCAACGATTGCGTTACTATTGCCAAATAAAATCATAGGATTAACAGATGTTTGAGTACAGGTGGTGTTATCCTCTTGGAAATTTATATTTTTTAACTTCGCCATAATACCCAAGAAGAATATAACTTGACGTGCGGCAGGATTGGTATTTTTAAACGTAATTGAACTACAGTAAGTACCGTCTAATGTAACTCGTATACC